ATGCCTGAGAAAGGATATGTTCAAGTTTATACTGGCAATGGAAAAGGCAAAACCACAGCAGCTCTGGGTCTTTCTTTGAGAGCCGTATGCAGTGGCAAAAAAGTATATGTCGGACAGTTTATCAAAGGAATGGCTTACAGCGAAATGAAAGCCCCTTCTTTATTAGAAGGTATCACCATTGAACAATATGGTCGCGATTGCTTCATTAAAAACGATCCAACAGAAGAAGATGTTCTCATTGCAAAAAAAGGATTAGACACAGCACGAGAAATAATTCGCAACAAAACATACGATGTCGTGGTTTTAGACGAACTTAATGTTGCTCTGTATTATAAGCTTGTCTCTATAGATAAGGTGCTTGATCTTATTGCTGCCAAACCAGCTTCAACAGAACTGATTATAACCGGTCGGTATGCTCCTGCCGAGTTATTAGAGGTTGCTGATTTGGTAACAGAAATGAAAGAAGTAAAACACTATTATCAACAAGGTGTAAAAGCTCGTAAAGGTATTGAAAATTAAAGAATTTATTTTTGAAAAAACAGCCCGATAAGTGGGCTGTTTTTTTGAATCATCATTATCTTTTCGATAATTGCCAACCCTGCAATATCAATGTACATAGATTCCTTTGTTAGTTATGTGTTAGCTTTTTAATTAAATGCATGTGCTTTTTTAGCCATTCACAATAAACTTTTTTCCTTCATTATATATAGGTTTATTTTTGCAATTATACAATTTAACAAAATAGCCTTCAATGCAAAATATATAATAACACAAAAGATTTAAATAAAAAAGACCCACGAGCCCGCCCTGGATGTTTTAAGGTTCATCCTCGGCTTCAATTTTCCATGCATCCCCGAATTCTTTTTTAAGGCGTTTCAGATTGGATTCGATCATAACATGAAGAACGTTTTCGTCTACGTTTATACCGTTCTCCCTTAAAATACTCACTGCGTGTTCAACGGCAAGATCCAGCTTTTCCGACGGTTGTTTTTGCCTGAATTTTTGTTGCACGAAAAGCACGACGGATTCTGCAATGCCTTTAACTATCAGAAATTGTTCTGGGCTAAGCTTGGTTTTTATAACTCCCTTGGCTGTCAAAATATGTTTACCTGCGTAGATTCCTACCAATGCAAGCAATAAAAAGAATATCTCAATCACATGGCCTACGATTGCAGTATATATTGTTTCAATCACTATCTTCCACCCCTTTCAAGATAGTCGATTGTTTTCTTAATCAAAACAGCGCATTCTGCTCTGGTGATCGGAGCATCAGGATCAAAGGTTGTTTCCGTTCTACCGCTTATGATTCCCTTTTCCTTGAGCGGGTCGACATGATCCGCCTGCCATTGTTGTTTTATGTCTTTGAAATATTTAGATTTCATATGCTCTATCATCCCTTCTATGCTATAGTCAATGTGCGGATGCTTTCCCCAGCTATGCCAACGCCCTGCGCTGAGTGGCCGCCTCACAACTCCATGATTAAAACCACGCGCCTCAATAACATTTCCATTTCCTTCATAAACACCAACGTGCCCAGGGAAAAACACGAGAACCCCAGGCTCATCTGGTATAGTGTTGATCGGACCTTTCTCAGCGCACCTCTTAAGAGTGCCATTTGCATTCCAGTCTGTAGTAGCATCATACTGTAGCTGACCTCCCGGTAAAGTCCAAAGATAACCCTTTACCATGCCGTTGCAGTCAAAAACTCTTTTTCCAAATCCCTGACGATATCTCGACATCCTGGAAGCTGGATAGTGTGCTGGATACTGTCTTGCTAATCGCTGCAGTAGATTTTCAGTCGCTATCTGCCCGAAAGTTCCCCACCAGTATGGATTTCCTAACTGCCTTTCAGCGAATTCAACTAACCCTATTCCTGATTTTTCCAATTGTTCCACCCCTCTCTAAATTGGCGGCAACGAATCATCTTTGTTATGGTGATCATCCTTTTTCTTGCTTCTGTTTATACGTACTCCACTAATCACTGACGGAATGGTGTTTATGATATCGAATTTCTTTTCCAGAAAGCCGGATCCGGCCGCTATGACAAATGCTGACATCATCCAATCCATCCAATCATACTGAAACGTCACATCCAAATATTCAAAGAATCGATAGTCTCCAAGCATGGAAATAGCGAATGCCAAAACCAGAACAAGGAAGTATCCAACTGCCTCATGAATTTTTCGATTAAAAAGGTTTTCAAGTTCCTCAACAATGTTTTCTGTCATTCCAATAAAAAAGATCATAGCAATAAAAGGAATAACAAGAGATACAATATCATCCATATCGCTCACACCTCCATATCCCGAAGGTTTTCCATTCTGCTGACATCAAGCTGCTCATGGCATATCAAAACACCCCCAATAGTGATAAGGTGCCAATAATTCCTCCGATGGCTCCTATAATCCATCCAGACCACTTAATTAAATCATCTCCAAGTTTTTCTTTTGTTGATCTTTGGCTTTTAAAATCATTCCACTCTGTCAGAATGCCCTTTGCCAGTTTGTGAAGATGATTAATTTCATCCTTTTGCTGGCATGGTTGACCTTCCAGCTTGCTTATCCGTTCCCAGAGTCCGTTATATCGCTCAAATTTAGTGTTGAATTCCTTAATCGCTATTTTTGTATCGATGAAATCCTTTCTAAGCTCTTGCATCTGTTCAAATAGTTCTTTGTTGTTATACCAATTTTCTTGAGTGCTACGTTCCACCCTGTCACCTCCTGGAATTCTCTTCATTAAAAGAGGCCCCCCTGGAGGGACCTCAAATATAGATGTTTCTCATTTTAATTATTGGTTCAAATACTTTGCTTCCATTATTTTTATAAGAAGTAATTTTAACACGCTAAAAGCTATCTGGCCGCCTTTTTTCTTTATGGTATCTTTTGCCTTTTGCCATACTTCATCATCTTTTGCGGCTTCTAAAAATTCATGACCCTGCCAAGTAAGATGCATAGCTTTCCAATCTGATCCATTGTGATTTGAGAAGTCTTTAGCTTTAATCAAACCTGCTTGATCAAGTATCATGATGTGATAACTTATCTGTTCTCGTGAATAGCCGTCTACTTTAAGTTCTTGTATTCCTGTGCAGGAATCTTCTTTCTCAACCTCAATCAATACTTTTCTCACTAAATCCATATCTCTTTCCACAAGCATCCCTCCGATTCTATTTAATTAAATGAAAAAGTCTTTGAGATGATTATATCAAAGGTGAAAGTAATGTCTATGGCAATTACTTTATGACATATAATGTTCCTTATGTGTCCTACCAACCCTTCCCTATCTTCAAATCTTTCCACTCTTGCTGTAATCTTTCTACTTCTTCATCTTCTCCTAAAGTCTGAGCATCTTTAATAAGACTTAAATAACGCGCTTTCTCTTCTTCATAAGTAGGCTCTGGTTCTGGCTCGGGAGGAGCTTCGATAAACTCTCCGTTTTCATAAAGCCTTCCCAATACAACTCCTTCACCATAATCTTCTTCACTTATTTCTATCATATGAGGTTCGCTTACTGCTCCTTTAAGCTGAGAAATGCCGACTACTTTATTATTTTTATCTAATTGTGCGTAAAATTTCATTGATAAACCTCCTTTTACTCAAATTCGATTACTTCCCATGGATAACCTTTTAATATGTCCTCATCCGCTATCCCGTAAACTACAACTCGAAGATTAGTTGAACTCGAAAGGAAGGGGGTTACCGTCCCAGCCCAACGACCAAAGTCATGAGAAGATTGACTCCACGGTATATTTACATAAGACTTAGATAAATTAACACGTGAAATAGTTATATTTGTTGAAGCAATATGGCCCCCACCAGGACTTGCTGTTAAATCACTTCTTCCTCTCTGCACACTCTTAATCCCTCCCCCACTCACCAAATTCGCTACGTCCTGTGCTGAATGAGAACTTCTACTGGAAATAGTTGTATCAAGGTTGTCCAAATTACTTGCCCTTGAAGATGTTAATCGACTTGTAAGCGTATCAGTAGCCGACTTAATAGACTCCTGCAATGCTTTCGTTGCTATCTCAATAACATTCGCCATTCTTATACCTCCTCATAAATAAACTGTAAATCTCCGTTTTCCACTCGCCAACCATAAGTATATGTTGTTCCTCCATCTACAAATCGGTGTGGCATTTCTTCTGTCTTATGCGTCATATGGTCATTCTTTAATTGCTCCATTGTTTTGCTTGGAGCATCCCACCAATTAGACTTCCCAGTAATAGCTTTTATTCTATTGGTAATCCATCCTATCCACTGATACAACTTTCCTGGTCCTAATCCGGTAGGTGCTTCATCTGGATCCGCAGAAGGGGTTAACGCTTCGTCGATCAAATCCATATTATCATTTTGATGTGATACGTTATAATTCTCATGTGGTTCAGGCTTCTTAAATACATAATTTGGTGTGTTTTCCAATGGTTTTCACTCCCCTTTAATCCAACTCGGAAGATCTTAATTCTTCATAAGTGTACACTTCCATCTGCTGATGGGTGTATGTTGACAAATCTTGATATGTGTTATATATGTACGTATATAACACAGCTAAGTGTGCCGGTGCTATCTCATCTATAGCGTTCATTGCATCATCTATGTTAGGAGGCAAGCCAATTACACTGGTAAATGTAATGTTTATACTACCGTCAAAAGCCACTTCCACATCTCCATTAGTGTAGCTGTCAGCGACCAATTTGATTAAAGCAGCATCTACCTGGCCTGTCCCTCTCATTTTAGATTTGATAACACTGCGACGCTCATCCAGTGGTTTAGAATTATCCACCGGTATTTCAAGTTCGTTTTCGTAAACAGCAAGGCCCCAAGTCGCTGTATCGATCGACATTTGGAGCCTTAAGTCTTCTATTCCTGCATCTGTTGATTCAAACTGATTAGCGTAGGCATTAAAGATTTGAGCAAATACTTCTGATTTTCGCTGAAATTTCTGCAACCGATTAACCATCTCATCTCTATAGCTCATTGAGCGTCACCGTCCCAAGTATCGCGACCTCTTCCGGGTCAATGTCCACGTTTACAGTTCCACCATTAACGGTTAAATCCGAGTAATCGGAAATTCCATCAGTTTTAAGTATAGAAGCCCCCAGCCTTGCATAGCTTACAAATAATTCTTTAAAAGCTATATCAAAAAGATATGATTCAAGACTTTCAATTGCGCGCTGCTCGGCTTCAGCCAATGTTGATCCTTCTGATAAAATCACATCAACAACAATATTAATCTCAAGGGCTTTTGCACTCTCTACGGTCACAAATGCACCAATAGGTGCCGTTCCATCCCCCAATCCCTGAATTCCCGGATCAAGGTGTTCCTGGACTGTTTCAACCAGCTCAGTAGATGCAGGATGGCGGTTCATATCAATGATTAGCACTTTAACTGTGTTGTCTCCATCCCAAAGCGGAAATACTTTTACATCTCCAACACCTTCGATCTCTTTAGCCCACACAGCATAGTGTGCTCTATTCCCACTGGTGGCAGGCCTGCGGATTGCTTCATAGTACCTTTCGAGCAAATCATCATCACTTTCTTTTTCAAAACCGTCGTATGTCGGCTCTGTATTAATTACATTTGTAAAACCTGAAAGTGTCACTGGGAAAAGAGTGATCGACTCCGCTGGCACTTCTCCCTGTTCCCCTGTTATAGTCGATTGAATATTCACTTCTCCGGAATCAACAATTTCAACCGTTTCAACTGATTCAAATTGGATTCCGTTTTCTGTTTCGAAAAGGTCCCCTTCATGAATGGTGCCAGTTCCAGTAACAGTAACCTTGCCAATGGCATGCGTTGCTAATCTTCTTCGAATACCAGAACGCTGTTTAACACGCTGTTCCAATTCCTCACCAGATAGGTTCTCAATATTTAGTTTCTCTTCTACTGATTCAATTTTATTCCTTTTAACGTTAAACTGTTCGGCAGCTGGAGCCAATGCGTCATAGATAAAAGAGCCTGGTCTTTTGTCATACTTATCGTTTACATCATTAAGCAAACGATTCAATATTTCTTTCTTAGACATCTATAAGCCCACCTCCCCGTTAAGGATCCCAAAGATGCTATCAACATCAAAAGTTATCTTAAGCCTGGAACCTTCTTGTTCAAACTCAAAATTACTTACACTTCTTACCGCAGAATTTCTTATTAATGCTTCACGGATCATCCGCTTCATCTCTTCCTCCACGAAAGTAGGCTTTAAATTGCTACCAATCAAGCTATAATGCTCTGATCCATATTCTGTTTCTTCAAAAATAAGTGTACTTTTTATGGTTAGTAATGTTTTTTTAATCCATATCTTCAAGTATTTCTTTCCATCTGCTTCCAGGGTTTTTCCATCTCTAAGTTCAAAATCACCTTTTTCGAAGTCCCACACGAGCGTCTTATAAACCCTGCTTTCCCTTTGTTGCTGTTTTTCCACAACATCATTTTCGGTATATTCTAATTTAGCAATATCAGGCAAGCTCATACCATCACCGCCTTATCCACTACAAACCATTTTCTGAGTGATGTATCTGGAATCATAATCACCTTATCCCCAGGAACAAGAGTATTTGTATATTCCATTGTTGCTGTCAACTGATTGGCCTGAGATGTCGGCAACGTAAAACCCTTAATATCATAATCCTGTGCTGGAGGGCTATCCTTTAAGTGGAACGACATTTCACCATCACTGGTTATGCTTAGCTGATTAATGTCAATTCCAGTCAAGCGAAACGTTCTAACATAACCATTCAACACATGATTGGAAAATACCAGCCTGTCTCTTTCCAGAATTATATTGTCACCATACTTAATCCTTGGCGGCGACATGGATAACACTTCACCAATCGTTGCGGTAATAATTGTATTATTTTCTCTTTCTTCAAACATTTTAGCCAGCTTATCAATGTTTTTCATTACACCACATCCTCCGGCAATGCCAGTTCTAATTCCATTGTGTATTTCTTTTTATTGATTCGATGCTTTGCTTCAACAATCATATATCGACCTGAAATGCCAGTTACCGATTCAACTACATCAAACAGTCTGCCTCCCCTGAATAACGTATTGCCAATAAATTTCAAAGTTATTGTTTCATGCACTTTTGATAATCTATTCAAAAGAATCATAGCTACCTGTCTGCTTTTTGCTGCATCTTCCGCTTCGATCTTTATGGTTTCCTCAATTAATCCATATCGTCCGATCATTGCTGTATCCTCTTTTTCTGCAGTAACTTGGTATTCCGTTTCTTCATCGTCAACAATAAGCCGAATACGATTCCGCATTGATTCAATGCTTCTTGTCCTGGAAGGATTGCCGACTGCTTCCAATATATTTTCCCTTTGAACATTTTCAGCCAATTCAAAGAAACCAGCGATCACCAAATCAATTCGTTTTCTGATTACTAATTTTCCATATCTCATCTCTGCGCTGATTCGATACCCTTCCTTTTTTTCAACCTGATCAATAATATCCTGAATAATTTTTCCTGGAGTTTTCAGCATATATATCTCATTGATTTTGGTAGGCATTTCGATGATAGATTCAATCTGTATTCCAAAATCAGTAAGAACCTTTCTGATAGCTTCCGTAGCAGAAACGCTATTAAATTGGTATACAGTCGTTGATTGATTCAGGTACCAGGTATAATCATAACTAATGTATTTAATCGGATCTCTCCCGTTTCTTTGCTCTTCTACAATGACGCCACGATATAATTCAATAATTTCCTTTTCTGTAGGGCTATTAATGTAATCCTCTTGTGTTAAAATAACCAAATCACCAATTTCACATGGGTTTACTGGAACGGCATCCGTATCGGAATTAGCCATCATAAATTCCAGAGAGACGGTAATGCTAAATCCACTATCCCATGCAATATCATTCGTCAAAGGAGTGATATCATATGTTGCGCTTTGATCATTCTTTATCAAAAGTAATCGAAACATTTAATCACCCACCTGGACTAATGTGAATTCACGAATTGACATAGTATATTTAATATCACCACTTTTATCAGTGCTGTACTGAAAATCATCTATTGTTATTGGCATATTAATGGAGAGTGTTCTTCTACGACTAACTATAATAAGTCTCATTGGCAGCCGTCGATCCCTCCATCTTTCAATGGTATCTACATAATCCATGCCCCACATACTTCTATTCTGCAGAAATGGATAATTTCTCACAGGGAAAAAACTGCTTATTTCAAGGGTTTTTAAACCTCTGGTTCCAGGTAGATTAAATGCTTGCATAATAGATTCAAAAGTTTCCGATCCAAAGGGTGAGTCAATTTCATATTGTTCAGGAGGGGCTGGCAGCTGAATTACTTCCTCATTATTATTAATGGATAAATAAATTTCTACTGACACGATTCACCCCTCCTATGCAAATAATTTCCGTTCAATTCGAGGCACAAGTTTATCAGCAATTTCTTCCGCTGTCAGATCAGTACCATAGACGTTGATCTCGAAGTTGTTTCCACCACCACGAGTGCTTTTCATGGTTTCGGTGTTGTCTTTCAATTCTTTAGCTAAATTTTCCGTTGCTGTTTTATCCTGGTTAAAATTAATTTCCTGTTCTTTTTCGTACTTGGCCAGCTGATCACCGAAATCCATTTCTGGGGATGCAGATTCCCTTTTATTATTCTTCCAGCTGAATTCCTTTCCAGCAGTATTAGCCTTAGCTGCTCCAAAATCCACACGTCCGACACCGCTATCTACAGTAGATATGTCAACACCAGGGATTTTGTTTAACTGTTTTATAGTCCCATTTATTCCTTTTAGGACTCCTCCAAGAAGCGCATCTACCGCACCAAGAAATCCATTTACACCAGCTTCAGCAAAGCCAACAATAGCATTCCACAATGATTTTCCAGCAAGTTTTACATCATCCCAATTTTTCACAAGAGCTACCCCGGCAACAATTAAAGCACCAATACCGAGAGCGAGCCATCCAACAGGACTCATCATCATTGCCGCGTTTAGTCCCACCTGAGCAGCAGTCATGGCAAACTTTGCCATTGTTACAGCTTTCGTCATTAGATAATATGCACTCAAAGCACCAACAATTCCATAAACCAAAGGACTAATCCTTGACCAATTATCCCGTATGAAAAAATACATTTTAGAAGCCGTATCAAGCACGCTTAAAATCCCAGCCACTGTCATAGGAAGTGCTGTATTTGTAAACCAATTCAAAGCACCGCCACCGGATCCGGACGAGCCAAATGTATCAACAACACTATCCCGCACATCATAAAATACGCTTTTGATGTTGTCGATTCTTTGCCGATTCTCTTCCAGAATCTCGTTGATACGGTTAAACATTCCAACTGCAAAATCTCTGATTTGTGGCACCGCTTTCATGGCCCATTCAAGACCATTGGTAAAGTATGGCAGGGCAACCACGCCCAGCTGTCGGAAAGCGCCAGTGCCTACTTTTTTTAATCGATCCAGCTGATCATTGAATTTAATACTCATATCAATGGCACTGTCAGACATTACCATGCCAAGTTCATGGGCTTCTTCCCTTAGAGCCTCGATACTTTCAGCACCAGAGTTAAGCAGGGGAGCAAACTCTTTACTGGCATTATCCCCAAGCAAACGCTGGGCAATTTTAGCCCGCTCCGTAGAATCTTCATATTGAGACAGCTTATAAATGGTTTCTTCGAAAACGTCCTGCTGATTTCGGAGGCTTTCATCCGTGTTCTTTAACTCCATTCCCAATTTGGCGTAAGCCTCCTGAGCAGCTGCCGTTCCATTACTAGCCTGTATCATTGCATTCCGGTTATTTTTTGCAGCACGCTCAAAAGTAGAAAGAGAAACACCGGTCTGATCGATGACATGTTTCCACTCCTGGTACTCTTTTCGTCCCATGCTTAACCGTTGCGAAATTTTATCGACTTCATCACCGGCGTTAGCCGTCTGCTTTGCAATAGCGGCAACACCAACACCAGCACCAGCAGCAGCGGCACCAAATGCCATTACCCCTTTAGCCAACCCCCTAAAAGCGGATGTACCCACACGCTTCAACTTCCGTACATCCCGCTGATACTGCCATTGGCTTTGTTTGATTTTTTGCATTTGCGGCGTAAACCGATCTTTTAATTCAAATACTCGTTGAATTACCTTTGCCATATTCTTTCACCACCAGAAATGGAGTAGCTTTCGCTACCCCATTGGTTTTTTTACTGCTTCTTCCATAGCACGGTTCATGCTTTGCACCATAAAGCGCTGTGTTACGAAATCGACATTCATTAAATCGTGGATGCTATGCCCTCTCTGTACGTAGTGATGAAGATAATAAAAGTATTCATCACTACGTATTAGTTTTTTAACTCATCGTCCAACTTCTTAATCCCAGATCCGTATCCAGCCATTTCCATGCAATGTCCAGATATAGAAGCCACTTCCCCAGCATTAAACAAGATGTCCACAATATCCGTTGGCTCAACGCAACCCATTTCTTTCTGCAATGATTCATCTTTAATGTTCGGATCTACCACGCAGTTGTAGACAACATGTGCATCTGAACGATACACATCACCATCATTTGCCATCTCCAGTGCCTCAGCACAGATTTCCCGGGAAGGCTCCTGAATCACAATCTTCCCATCCAGAGATGGCACATAAATATTTTGCTTCCGGTGCTTCTTATTTTTCAATACGTCTTTCTTCTCCAGTAAATCATTTATTGTCACTTTCTTCATTTAGTATCCTCCTAAACCATATCTGGCATACTGAAATCGCTAAAGTTAAATGGCACCTCGGTTGACCCAAGTGTTTTTTGTTCAAAACTTAGTAGCGTAGCTTCGTTAAATGTAACATCTCTTAATACAACCCTTTCGGCGCCATGCGCTTCCGGATCATCCAACTTGCCGGCAATCGTACTCCTGGGGAATATGCCCTTTTTGATGTTATTAGCAACCTTTCGCTGGATTCGAGAGTAAACCTTCTTTATCGTAATCGATCCTTCGCCATTCCATCCAGTTCCTTTTTTGTAGGTTCCTGCGTGGTTGGCAAAGTTTACATCCTCATAGTCCATATTTACCTTGGCCTCAAAGGATTCCACTTCCGCCCACAGTTCACCGTCAACCCAAAGGCTTCCATAAGTACCATTCATTACTTTGCTAGCTTCTTGCATATTTCACACCCCTTTATACATTTACTTTTAGATACAGATCTTCCATTGCATCAAGGAATCTCATTGGACCATTGATAAATACTTTAGACTGGAAAGTGTTGTTCTTGATTTCTTGCTCATCCCATTCAGATGTATCGGTGCCTATTCCTTCCCAGGCTAGCCGCTGTGCTTCAATATCCACATCAACAAAGTTATCTACGTTTGGATTCAACACTTCTCCTTCCAATGTTTGCAAATAAGCGTTAACCGCAGAAATGAACAGAACCTGATTATCATAGCTGTTGTTAACCCTTCCGACATACTCATCATTAAAGGTTCTTCGGATGTCTTCTTTAACCAAATCATGCCCTTCAATGATTTTAATTTTCTTCCAATCTTCTCCCTGGGTAACGTCTAAAGTTGTAAGCGAATTGACTCCACGTCCAATCTTAACCCCTTCATCATTGATAAGAATCAGCTTGCCATCATCAATATCCTGATCAGGGTCTTCGCTTTCCTTAATGCTGTCTACTTCATTCAGCTTGTAGTAGGTAGAAGATCGCTGCAGGGATAACCCGGCAAATACACCTGCCAGCCTGGCAGTATATTCAGCAGTCGTATAAACCCTTTCTCCTACCTTTATGTCTTCAGTAGTGAAATTCACAATTCCCTCATGATCTCCGTCATTATTTGGCAGCACCATCTTATAAACTTTGTCAAAGTTATCTCTTTTGGTTTTCAGCCAAGTGGCCACTGTAGACACGTCAGACTCTCCAATACCTGGGATAGCTCCCCAGTTCCAATGTTTTGTTGCTAAACGTTGCAACGCTTCATTGTAGTCGGTAGCATCTTCATCGATTCGTTCCACGATGATTTTGTTTGGAACACCCAGAAAAGCCTTTTCAATATAGTCTTTATTCTCTTCAGTCCAATCATCTGGATCAATATCAGTAATGATACTGTATTCTTTTGTGTCAAAATCCTTTTTTGTGTCGTCCTTTAAAATTAAAGCAACAATGCCTCGTTCACTCCGCTGGATTGCACTCACGGCCAGCGACTGAAACTTTATTAATATTTCAGGCAGTCCCATCTGTTTCACCCTCTCTAAATCTTATTAACAATTTTATCCAGTTCTTTTTCCAGTATTTCATCCCACTTCTTTTCCATCTCTGTATTGGCTTTATCAACCACTTTTAAGCCTTCTTTAAAGCCATACTCTGTTCCGTCTTTTCCTTTCATAACATGCCCATCTTCAATTAGGTGAGCATGAGGAGCGTTATTATAAACCCTGACCTTATAATTTGCACCTTCCGACCATGCCTTTCCAAGTTTCCAACGTTTATGATAATTCCCCGTCTCGGAACCAACCAATTTTCTAGCGTATCTCCTAACAATGGTTCTTGCCCTTGATCCAGAACTTCTCAACATTCGCTTTGTTTCTTTAGGAAAATTTTTCATCGCCACTTCTAAATCCCTGAGAAATTCATCCATCCCTTCATCTTTTACATCAAACATTTAACTCATCTCCAACTCTTCCATCAACGGCAGTTCTTCATCATCTGAATCGTTGTCCTGATAGAAACTAAAATCAAACTCAAATTCCAGCACATCATCCACAAACTGGGATCGTGTGTCGCTGATTGTGACAATCTTCGCCAAGTCTTCCGTTTCAACAGAAAAATTCAGTGCAAAGACTTTTTCCAGACGGTCCAAAATCTCTAAGTTTTCAAGATCACTCTCATACCGATTGCTGGCAAAATATAAAACTCGACAAGTCATCTGGCGCAAAGTAACCCTCAAGAATGTTTCTTTTTCAATGTTAGCAAGCCGAAGGAAAAAGGAAGGCCTTGAAAAACCTTCCTTAACGTCCCTCGACTGAATTGGGATCTCCGGGAACTCCTCAATAATCTTTGTGTTGATTGATCTTACAATGCTTTTAACTGGGATCATGCTTTCACCTACTTAATAATCTGTTGGCAGAATATTTCAAGGAACTCATTTTTCATATACGGATTTAAAATGTATTTGATATCGAAGCGCTCACCCCGACACATCAAATACATTTCCCTGGTGATATTTTTACCTGCCTGGTACCGTACTTCTACTTTATGACTGACATTAGCCAACACCGTTTCCGTTTGTTGGTTCTGAAGCTTACCTGTTTGCGGAATAACCTTGGCCCACATGGAATCAACTTTGGTAAACTCATGTTTTGTTTCCATCAATTCATTGGTCTTATTCCCCTTGGCATAAACATCAACCCTAACATTGGGTGTCCATCGAACCTTTTCAGCTGCTTTTTTTCGATCAATCATTTTCCATCGCTTCTTTCTTTTCATTCGCAGCAGCCTTCAATTGCATTCGAAGTATTTCTCTTTGAAAGTTTTCTTCGAAATATTCAGTGGCATTATTATAGACATACCGGCACCGATCCAGCAGCAACCCTTTTTCGAGGGATGCCGTCTCAAAATCAAGTTCAATGCCGGCTAAGTCTTGAAGATACGCCTTTGCCTGATCAATCATTCGTTGCAGCATAACATCTTCATCATCCCATGTGATTTTAAGGACTTCTTTTACTTCTTCCAACATTCAAACCACCTACTTTTCAGCTGCTTTTTTTTCTTCCTTTTGGAGCTGGTTTCTTTGTATCTTTTGATACTTCTTTTTCCTCAGGCTCTTCTTCTTTTTCAGGTTCTTCTTTTTCAGGCTCATCTTCTAATTTTTCTACAAGAACCCCGTGAGAGGTTGAATTAATATCATTCAACCTCTCCTCGTTTAACTCTATTTCCTGTCCTTCAGCATATCTTTCTTTTGTATGCTTATCGCGAAAACGTTTTAACACTTTGGCTTTCATGCTAATCCTCCTTTAGTTCCTTCTGCCTACGCTTCCGGCTCATGGAAATCTTCAGCATTGGTCACGTAAACATTTTTAGCCGGCGTAATGTCGAGGCCAGATATATCAAACAGAAGGAAGCTGTCATTGTCGATAGGATGTCCGTTTGCATACTGCTTGGCAATATAAGTTCGCTCATCTTCCAGGAACTTATAGTGATCGCTGTAATCAATCTTTTGAGTTGACCCAACGCCCATAAAGTAATCCTTTGCCATCCCTGCAATTAACTTGCCTTCTGTCACAGCCACAGACTGAACAACTTTTGCCGGAATCGGCATCACTCCATGCACAAAGGTGCCATCAGTGGTGAGCATCGTGGTTGCTGGAAATACTTTTTTCCAGTAATCCAACGGATTTACCACAATCAGTACACTGGGAACGGTCCGCTTCCCATTTTTCGTTAACGGAGCCATGATCTTCTCACCCAGCGTTTGAGGTTCAAGGTTTTCAAGAGCAACAGCCGTTTTATCCGGATACACGCCTTCAACAACTGATCCACTTAAATCTTTAATCATTCCAATAGGTTGCTCATTACCAGTACCGGCAACGATGGCCAGTTCCAGGGCAATCGCCATGGATTCAAACAGAATTTCACGTACAAAACGATCCAACCACTGTGGGCCAAGATCCAGCATCGCCTTGGCCACCGGTACAAAAGCAGATAGCTTGTAAAGTTCCGTCTTTTCTTTCTTGAACGCCATTTCAAGCTTCTTGGTAATTTCAGCCGTCAGCTTACCCCACCAGGCTGCCTCCACATCGTTATTTCGTGTGATCCATTCCGTGGTCGCAGTCGTGTTCACAAAATCAATTTCGCTCAAAAGTGGATGCTCCAACCGAAGGTCTTCAAATACCCGGTCAAAGATCGTCGCCGGCATTAGCTTTTCAGTACCAGCAAAACCCTCTCCACCAATCACTTCGTTGTAATATTCCAGTTCCTGGGCCGTCAGAGGATTTAGCCCACGCTTGGCCATAACGGCCTGATCGTTCAGGTTTTCGTTCATGGTCTGCTTGGCTTCCTGCAAAATATTCGATTCAATTTCTTTCGCAAATTCAAACTGTGCCTTTGCAAATGCTTCAGAGTCACCGCTTTCAATGGCATTTTTCATCATTTCTTTTAATTCAACGTTCTTTGCATCAAGATTTTTCATTATTCGTTACCTCCTGTTTTTTAAACTTGGTTAATATGGACTTTACTTCTTCATTGTGTTTCCCGGGTGCATTCCCTTGAGGTTTCGCCTGCGCTGCATACTTTGTGAGCAGCGTTTCCTTAGTATTGTTCTGGGGCTTCTTATCCACCTCAGCCTGTCCACTAATAATCTCATCACACAAACCCAGCGCTAGGCATTCTTCTGATGTTAGAAAAGTTTCTTCAGCCAATAGGCTTTCCAGTTCTTCTTCAGTTCCAACAAAGCGGTTCATATAGCTTGATTTAAGCGTTGCATCAATTTTATCCAGATCATTTGCTGTTTTTCGGAGTGCATCGGCATTTCCAACTTCAAACGTCCAGGCTTTATGGATCATCTGCATGGAATTGGAAAACATATATACCTTATCCGCTCCGGTACAAACGATACTGGCCCCGCTTCCTGCCAGTGAATCAACATATACGATTATTTCACCATCATGCTGCTTAAGCTTGTTGCAAATAGCGATGGATTCAAACACATCACCACCGGGTGAATTGATGTGCACATTGACTGCCTTACCTTTCAACTCATTTAAGGCATTTCTTACACGTTTCGCCGATATTACATCATCCTCTTCATCAAACCAAAATGCCTGGCGGATGGCTCCATAAAGATATAGTTCGGCTGCTTCCTCTTCCACTTCGTTTTTTACTTCCAGCTTGGTATCGATCTTTGGAATATCTTTCAATTCATTCACCTCCCTTCAGCGTTGTCATTGATTTTTTCATAGTTCTTGGTAATGTACCTTTCATTTGCCCATGCTTCATCAATTTCTTCACGCCCCAATATTCTCAGATTGTCATTCAAGGTATTTGCTCCGATTCTGGTCAAAATATCCAGTGAGGATGCAATATCAGTAATATCTACACTCTTAATCCTTGTGGTGTCCATTTTCATGTAAGTCCTATTAAGATAGTTTGCCTTACCGTAAAGCTTTCGATTAACTTCATCTTCCACCAATTCTGCAATCGGATTTATGCAAAAGGTTAAAAAGTTGTTCACTGCTTTGTCTGTATCAGCTACATTTCCCCTAAGCAGCTGCGGCGGGATTTGAAAAGCAACTGCTACAAAATCAAATATGTCATCCACAAAGGATCTAACTTCCCTGCCTTCCGCCGTCCCTTTTACACCAATATTACTGGTCAGTTCATCATATTCCATGCCATTCGACAGAGGAAGCGCTGCCCCACCTTCCGCATTAAAAAACCTCCTCATTTTTTCATTGAGAAGGCTTTCTAATTCTTTTTGTGCTTTTTCTGTTTCCGGATAGCTGGTTGGAATTTTTAATATTCCTCTTCTTGAATTGTTTGCCTTATAATGTTTCATGCTTGCTTCAATCAGCTTCCCATAGGAAACATACATCCCGTCAATTACTTTCCTGATTTCCTGCTTGTGCAGTTCCAGATGAAACACATCACGTTCTCTGAATTTTTCTCTTAAAGACAATCCGGACACTTCTACCTGATCATATAAATTATCCCGGAAAGCATACGGTTTTTTAACAAAGCTATCAGCAACATAAAAATAATCATTCTGCTGTATTATCAAACACTCGTTGTTATACACCAATTGATGAATCGCTTCCCGCCAAAATTTACTGGAAGTTTTATTAGGGTTTGGTTCTACGTTAAATAAATAGTAGTTTTCACCCCGCTTCTCCTTTCCTTGTTCATAAGTAATAAATTCACTTCTTGCAACAGCATTGGCGATCAAATTAATGCTGGCATCAACAGCCAATTTTTTATAAAGCACTTCAGCCTTTATGTTATCAATGTTTTCGTCCAGCCTAACCAATCCACTTTCTTTTTTGAACAAACCTAAAAACCATTCCCATATTCCCAAGTTCTCACCTCCCCTTAATAGAGAACGACATCGAATGACTTAATTTCACTTTGCATCTCCACCAATTCCGAATCATTTACCAATGCATGTATTAAAGCAAAGAACCCATCTGTCTTACGAGTTTGAGGTTCTATTTTCAAGTACGTTGTATTTCCTTTCCCATCCACATCCGTACAGGTATTATTCGTGTACCAGCGCATCGTCATATTATCACCGAAAACCAACTTTTCTTCTGCAAATAACGACTCCACCAAGGGAGCTACTTTTGCATGAGTTACAGGACCACTTCTAACTTCTTTCAGTGGCAGCCCGTATTCAGTAAATTTTGATTCAAGAAAGCTGAACCGATATGAGTCAGCATAAATATTAATAATGTTGAACTTTTTAGCTTGTTTTAAAAACCAGTTTGAAACATCTGAAGCCGTAATGGAGTCTCTATGAATAATTGTAATTAATCCTTTGTCAACAGCTTCCTGTACTGGAAACTTAATCGGGCGGCTCTGAACTTCCAGTGCTTTGTGACATACAAAGGTATGTTCAACCCAATACCTTATACCATCCACCTTAAAAAGAAGCCCTACGCTTGTAAAGTCAGTAATGCGTGCATAGTCAATAGCACCTATACATGCTTTCCCTTCTAATTGTTCATAAGGGATGGCACGATTTGTTTTCATAATTTTATCCCAGGTGGCCACCACCGTAAAATTGTTTTCAGCCGGGTAATTCATTCGTTTCGTCATAAAATCCTGTGCGATGCTTGGCTGATATTTCATTTTTACAAAGGATTTTTCAATCTCTTTTTTAAGATTAGGAAAATATCTTATGGATGGATTTGCTTTTTCCCAGTTGTCCGGATCCTGATACTCATCCCGGTGATCAATTTTATAAATTAATGGCAGCAGCCCAAGATCCGTTATTTCTCCATTCAGAACATCCTTGGACAATTCCAAGTAATCATCCAATACACCACCACGAATATAACCATTGGTGGTAATATAAAAAGTCCGGGAATGCTTCCTTTTCCCGAACCCACTGGTGAATACTTTTATGGTGTCATAATTTTCGTACTCATGGATTTCATCAAAGACCAGACAAGCAGATCGCTTCCCGTCTTTTGTCCTGGCGTTGGACGTATTGTATTTTAAATAGGAGTTTGTTTTCTTCATCACAATCTTTTGTTTGGTGCGGTAATACAGCTTTTTAAGCTTTGACCATTTCTGTTCTAGCATTTCATACACATCATCAAAGGAAGTCTTTGCCTGATCTTCGTTATTCGCAATAATATCGATGTTGTAGCCCTTTACACCATGAAAATGTGTGCCAAGATAAAAGCAAATAGCACTAATAAAGCCGTTTTTCCCATTTCCTCTTCCCATCTCAATAAAGAACTCATCAAATATGACAGTATCATTTTTCGTGTTATAGCAGTGCATCAGTGCAATGATGCATAATTCCCAGTCCATCAATTCCATTTCCATATACGCTTCAATCTTTTCGACTGCCGTATCAATTTTTTCATGGTCAATCCATACATGCGCCTGATTAAGCTTTCCCTCAATGTAATCCATTGCCAATTTTAATTCGTGGGAGGATTTGATTATTTCAGACCGAATATCATCCATGTACTGATCAATGTGCGGGTGATACTTACATTTCTGGTTCGTCATCCATTTCAACTACTTTCGGTGTTGCTCTCAACCCAAGCTCATTAAGGATTTTCATCATTTGAGCATTCGTCTTATTGAGCTCGGTAATGGAATCATTCTTTTTAAATCCGGTCTGCCCTCCGCCATTGTTGTATTCCACCGAAACACCACGCTGCTTAATATCTTTAATCAGTGCGTTTTTAATTTCCCACAGATTCATATAATCATTGATCAGGTCAGAGTACATGGAACCATGGATGCCTTTTTCTTCCAGCTGGTCCATCAGGTCTCTTTTGATTTCTGTTTTTTTGATTGCCATGTCATACCCTCCCCTCTCCGGATTTTTCGAAAAATATCTGTTTTGAATTGTCCCCCATGCGGTCTCCCGGTTTTGCAGGAAAATCGATTTTTTTCACCCGGGGTGCATCTATCATCACCATTTTTCCTCAGTAATATATTTTTTAATGTCTGGTTGCCATAGTTTTTCCGGATGCTCATAGTTATGGCAAGCAGCACACAAACCTATTAGGTTATCATCATCCAGTCCAAGATCCGGGCGAGCGGTTAAATGTTTAATGTGATGGACGTGATCAGCAATGCTTACTTTCCCTTTGCTTTTACACATCTGGCATTCATTGTGATCCCGCAGCAATATTTGTTTCCGCTTCTTTTGCCACGTCTTGCTCTTATAAAAATAACTGGTGTTACCATTACGGATTGCTTGAAGGTATCTTTCCTGCATCTTTAACATATAAGCACCTCGGAAATAAACAGACCAGCTTTAAACCTGCATCTTTACTCCAGACACAGGAATAGCATTTAGATTTCTTAATCAGTTTTCTTTTTAAGCCGTGTTCCATATCATCAGCTCCAATAATATAGCCCGATCCTAAACAAAGGATTGGGCCAACGTGATTAATATCTTAAGTTATTTTCTCTCATCTTATCTTTTATCACAGGTTAATACTCGCATTCTATCACCAATTTCAAAATCAGATTTTTTTCCCTTTTTTATTTGTCATATCTGGTATTCTGTCAAACTCACACCAACCGCTAAACCTTATATTTATCAAGGCTTACAACCCTTTTACTAAAATACAGTTTAACTATGACTAAATATGACTAACTGAACTTAAAAATATTTGAAATTTCGATAGGCTTTATCAATATCATCCTGGGCAATACCGATATATCTTAGTGTTGTTCCTGGTGTTGAATGATTAAAAATAGTCTGCAGCAATGCCACGTCTTTGGTCTTTTGATAATAATGATAGCCAAAAGTCTTTCGCATGGAATGAGTGCCCAGCCCTTCCACCCCGAAAGACTCTCCAAGATCCGAAAGAATAACATAAGCCATCTGCCGGCTAATGGGCTGATTGTATCCCTGCCGGCTTTTAATCAGATAGTCGTTTAATTCTTTTCCAGGATAATAAGCTTCAAGGGCTTTCTTAAGTATCGGATTAAAGGGAATACTTTTACGTTTATTGGTTTTCCCTTCCCTGATCCTTATTTCTTGCTTACCTTTTAGATCCCTAATTCTGAACCGTAATATATCCGATACTCTAAGACCCGTATAAATTCCCATTAAAAACAAGATGTAATTTCGTTCGTTTCTTTCTTTCAAATAACGGCACATACTTTCTAATACATCCAAATCCCGTATAGGTTCAACATAGTTCATGGATATACCTCCTTTTCTTCACGAAAAAACCCAGCCTTATGAGACTGGGTTCTTAGTTCTTATACTTTGCATGATTCATCTGGTGATTTGAGTTGATGAATCAGTTTCTTTGGTTGAGGAACTTCTGCTGAAAGCGAACAGTTCATGTTTAAAATATATGTGTCGTCCGATAACACTAATCCCTTGACGAAACCAAGCTCTTTCCCAAGCCTGATATGAATTATCTGCTCACCATTACGCTCTTCTACAATACAACGACTTCCGTCTTTGAATTTTTTAACATCCATTATGATACAACCCCCTTATTATATTCAGACTGTTCTAATTTTCGAGCAAAATACATCTGTCCTTTGCCGGTTATAAGGGTTGTTGATCGGATTTTATCTCCATCCTGCATATGAACAACGGTCTCTTTCACTTCAAATAATCCCATTTCCAAATACTTTTGGATTGGTGCGTTTCGCCTTCTTCCAGACTTGATCAGATAACCATTTTCACGAAGCCATTCAAATAATCGATTTTGGCCTATTTTTATTCCAGCATTATGGATTACCTTCGCATACTCACCAATTAAAATCCCGCCATCAGATGTTGACAGTGCTTTTCCAAAATTGGTGTAAGGTTTTTCAGATTCCATTTGTTGATGCAGCCGTCTTTTGTCTTCTCTTTCCTTTTTAAGTTCTTGAAATACTTTGATCGCCAGATCAGGATTGCCGAGCAACTCATCTGTTGCATAAAGTCCATGCTTTCTTATGGATGGTAAAACTTCACTTGTTACCCAACGTTTAAATTTCTTAGCTGTTGGTAGTTTTGACGAGAGTATAAGTGAATATAATCCACTTTCGCTAATGATCCATGTTTCTTGCTTTCTACCCAAATCATCGATGACGGGATGTTTCATCCTGTCATCTTCATCCACGTGCCGGACAATGGCTTTATTAGGTTCTTTATAGTCTAATATTTCAGCAATATCTATCCCTATAAAATATGGTTCATGATCAACCATTAATGTTCTTACTTCACCAAATTGTTTATCAGTGAACACCTGCAACTCATTCATATTCATACCTCCTTGAATATCACCCTTGAGATATGCTATAATGAACATAGCAATGCCCCTTGGGGTGTTGTTGTGGTAGGGAGTCCGTCAGTCGCCAAACTTGTTCGGGCTTCCTTTTATTTTTTGCTTCTTTTTAAAATATACTTTACTTCCTTCTCAATTTGAAAATTACCTTCAATGTAGCCTTGCATAAATGCTTCCAAGACATCATTCATTTTTACATTGTTTTTTGAGCATGCTTCTTTGAATTGTTTCTGAATATCTTCGTCAATTGTAGTTGTAAATTGTTTTCTCGTCAATCAACCACCTCCTTATATACATAATAACAATATTCGTGATTACATTTGTCAATATATTTTTATTAATGTTTTTTAAATAGCTCAGAACACAAAAAACCATCACGCATTCTTCCAAGGGCGTCCACTGAATAGACTACCTTGTAATCGCAAAATAATTTATATAACTGGTTTCTCTTTGCTTAATCTTCTAACTAATAAAATACACAAGTAAACCCGGCGCTCATTGAGGCCGGGTTTATGTTATGATAAAGAATAAAAAGGGAGGTGATATTGATGACAGACAAGAAGACTCCTCCAAAGTCTCCTAAACCTTCAACTCCTAACAGACCCATTCATGAGCAACAAAGGTCTGCAGAGCCACCAAGACCACCACTGCCTAAAAAACCTAAAAAGTAGGCAATCACTCACTTTTACTTTCCTGCCAATCAATATAATCACTCATGTCGTAGTCTTTGATTACGACATTTTTTTCTATATCAATATAAGTTTCTTTAACATTATGAAATAGCCTTTCCACATCAAAGTCTTCGAATTCGAATAAAACTTCGTCTATCCCCAAAATAAGAGATTTCTCCTCATTGGGAGTGGAATAACAGTATGCAAATCCTTTCTCGCTTTTTCCATCGGGAAGAATGACCTCTAAAAAACGTGATTCCTTCCGATCAATTAAAAACTTTTCCCAACACGACTTATTGCTTGACTCAATAAGGTTCCTTTGTTTTCTTATATAAGCTATGAGCTTCATCCATAGAGAGTATGCCGGTTCAGATAAAACTCCTGCAATTACTGATAATACAAATACTATCATTAGATAAATCGCAAGGTTTGATATTTGATTTAGTGACTCCACCAACAGATTAATGGACCACAATTTGTTAATAGACGCATATATAATGCTGCTGGCTACAATAATCGGAATACTGATCATAATGCCTTTTACTGCCAATCTTATTTCTGAAGGGCTATCCTTTTTGGGGCATCCCAATGCGCTGCTTACAGATTCGCTCAAGAGTCCTGGTAATATAAATATCAATAACGCAATAATGTTTGAAATATCCATCCTCAATTCCCCTTCCTAAGTCTCCTGTTATACAATATATCATACTATCAGGCTCGCATTCTATCTCTACCGCTCAAAACATCCAAACACTTTGGGTGAATCCGATGAAGATGCTGCCACGTATAACCCATTTCAGCAGCGACTTCTTCCCAGGTTAAACAATCAATATATCGTAAAGTCATAAGCAGTTTTTCTCTCTCTGGAAGCGTATTGATTGCTTTAAGTATTTTTGCCTGAACACGATAAGCTTTTTGTAAATCCCTGTTAATGATATCCCGTACAATAATTATTTCTGATACATAATTTCCTATACGATCACCATTTTCAGGAGTGCACTTAGTATTATCTTCCTTCATTTCTCTAGACTTAAACCTTGCCTGTTCCTGTAATTCAAAGAGCCTTTCCTCGTTCCTTCGAATATTTTGTTTTAACCAGCAATATTCCTGCAATTCTTTTTTTGTAATTTTCAAAGGCCGCCCCTCCCAAATTCTTTTTATGGTATAATAGTGTTAGGTGAACACTTTTCGGGCAGCGGGCGGCTGTCCTTTTTTTTATTCTTCCATAGCCTCTTTAATTTCTTCCTTATCCTTTTTCTTCTTCGAGTCTTCCTTGTATGCATAGTTAATATATTCTTCAGTATGTTTTTCGCACCATATACCAGCATCAATGTATTGTGACATCAGTACATCAGTATCCTTCCTTTGGTAAAATTTTTACACCGCAATTTAGAATTAAAATCCATTTTTTACCACCTCATTTTTATTACGCTACATGGCGATTATTTTTGTTAATCCTCCACCCAAACATTTTCCTCTTCGATAACAACGGTATCACCTATGAATACTTGTTTAGCTCCATTTGGCGTACCAAATTGAATTGAATTACCCCTGCAAATAAAAGCTGTTGCATCTGTACTTCGAAGGTTTTCGATTATCTTCAAAATACTTTTTTCTGTTCCATCAAACGTAATTTCAACCATTAAATTCATCCTTTCATTGCAGTTCTCATGTCCTTCATTGTTTTATACCTTTTTGAGCAATATCTTTTCAAGATCCTCATTACTCCAATCTTTACCTCTAGATTCACACAGGTGAAATTGTGTTTTTTTAATAGATTGCAATTGTTTTGGATCTTCTTTCTTTTCCCAACTTCTGACAGCTGCCTTCCAGTCTTTCATTTTGTTCTTTCCGACCATCCATCCTTTCGATTCATAAAAATCAACAAATCTCTCGGGAATAACATTGTTTTTTCTTTCATCACAATATTTTTTAACTTCTTCATAGCTGGGTGAATAAAAGCGGGGTGTCTTTTCTCCCTCTCTCTTTACTTCTTTAACATTCTTTACATTCTTTACATTCTTTACATTCTTGTTTGTGTCTTTTTGTAGTCTCTTCATGGTCTCTTCATGGTCTTTTTGTAGTCTCTCAGTAGTCCCTTCATGGTCTTTCTGTAGTCTCTCAGTAGTCTCTTCATAGTCTCTTTGTGGTTTTTCAGTAGTCTCTTCATAGTCTCTTTGTGGTTTTTTAGTAGTCTGCACTTCTTGCCAGTCCCTATAATTGCAAATAGTGAGTGTGGTCTTTTTTTTATCGCTTTCTTTGCATATCATTTGTTCAGCTTCTAGAAGATTCAAAAAGTTTCTCACTTTAGATTTACTCCAACCCCACCGATTCATTAATTTAATTTCACTAGTTATGAGCTGACCACGACTTACTTCCACTAGTTCATTTCCAAGCAGAAACTTGTTTTCATCATGATTTGCCATCATGATTAAATCAATCCAAGCCTGACCTTTGCTGAACGGTTTATCTTGCCACAGCCAATGATCCTGAATTTTTCGATGTATTTTAACAAACCCCAATTTTGACAATCAATCACCTCCAAATTATTCTTAAACCAGTTCCATGAACCTACATACATAGACATTCAGCTTCATTTCGTGTTATACTATTTACATAGAAGTTTTTCTTTTGGTCTCACTTCAGTTGCCGCTGAGTGGGACCTTTCCATTTTTTGATCTTCTTCATCCACTACATATTTTTTCCGCTTACATTTTTCATTATGATCTCTTACCAGATCCGCTACATTCAGAAAATCCCACAATCTGATTTTTAAAGTTTCAATCACATGTTCCAGATCCAGCATCTCCTGAGACCATCTTTCCAATTCCTTAATTTCCTGGTCTGTACAGTCCTTCTTGTTCCTTTTATTCAAGAGCAGTAGTGCTATTTTTTCCAGTGCTTCATGGGCCTCTGCTTCTTCCTGGCGATACTTGGTCAATATCCCCATCGGCGACAGGTCCACATTATTCAACAAATCATAGCAATACTGCTGGCCAATGGCACACTCATTCCGACAATACCAAGCACTTAGTTTTGGATCTTCATACACCCGGTCCATTTGAATAGCCACATCCGGCGAAGGCTTTTGAGTCCCCAGTTCATAGTTGCTTAACGACCTGGCACTGATAAATAACCTTTTTGCCGCCTCATCAATAGATAATTTTTTCCCGTTCCGTGCAGTACGATACATGTTTTATCCTCCCTTTTACTACCATCATTCGTGGATAACAGCCATTTCGCATGATACAATATAACCAAAACCACCCGCCTATCTAATCAAGTGTCTCACCTTCCACAGCACCCGCCGCCCCGGGTGCTCCCTTCTTTACACCGCTTCATTATGTTCCGCATACCATTCTTCCATGGCTTCTTTTCCGACATAGTCTTCCAGGAGTTTTGGACTGATGTGATACGTCCACAGAGTACTAACTTTAACCGCCGTACCAATGGGAAGGATATTCCTCTGAAGACCAATCCTTACAAACTGCTCTCCCTTGCCAAGAATGGCAGCTGCATCCTTTACCGATAACTTTCTTTTCATCGTTCAGCCCTCCTATTCAGCTTTTTTATTGCCAACATACTCCGCAGCAGCTACGATATAACCCGGATACACATCCCGATCCTTACTGCTGAACTTTTCTATCAACCGCACAACCTCATTCGGTTTTGTTTTGATCGTTTTTCTTTTAGGTTTTGTTCTCCCTTTCCATGTTTTCCTTGGCATCATCTCACCCTTTCTTCATCCTGGCATCCAATCCAGCGAATAATAGCCAACCTTCCTTTGTCTTCCTGGCATAGTCCATCATCTTGAGTTTTCGCCATCCACCATCCACCGTCTCTACTTCCACATGATCTTTTGCAATATCAATTTCATGCTCCAGATCTAGATCCCGATCATAGACACACAGGCAACCCGGTTCGATCACCAATATACCGGTAGTCCATCCGTTCAATATATTTGCCGTTTCTTCAATATGCCTGGCAAGTTCATTTTTCATTCAAAGAACCTCCAATCACCATCGTGATTCCAAGTGCTTTTAATAATCTGTCCGCATGTTCCAGTTTTGGAAACCGTTGCCCACTTTCGTAGTAAGTAATGGCCCTGCCGGTTATCCCTGCCTTAAAACCCAATGCACGTGCACTTAATCCTTGCCTTAATCGTTCCTTTTTGATTACCTTTATAAAATGATCATTCACTTTTTCTTGACAACTCCTTTCCCCTCTAATACTATATATGGTATAAACAAGAGTTTCGAAACCTATATATAGAAAGGAGGTGGACTTATGGAAAACGAAAAACATACTCAAAATGACAATACCGCAGCATCTGATTCACTTAAAAACCTTATAGACTTTAAAAAGTTTTCAATTTCTCAATTCAACTATTTACTGGAAACCTTAAACCAGGAGAATGAAAACGATGGAGTGAAAATTCACAACAGTATTATTCTTCTCACAAATTTTGGCATGGTATACTGCAGCCCAACTTCTTTTAATGTCGATGAAGATAGGCAAAGCAACACCTCAACTGAAGAAAATCAAACTGTGTTGTCGCGTAAAATGTTGGAGCTTAGAAACAAAAACCTTGAATTAGAACTTGATGAAAATCCCAACTTAAGAGTTCAAAACGTTGCATCCGTTATAACTCTTAAAAATGTAAAGCTTAGACCGTTTGCAAGTCATGCTGAAGAAATCCCCTTACCTGAGTTAATTTTATTTACCGAACACATTTGCGGCATAGCTTATGGAGAAATTAAAAAGACTTAGTGCGCCTATAAATGCCAGCCTTCAAAATTTCATCTGTGGTCATTGATGTTCCATGAACCTCTATTTCAAAGTTTTGTTTTTTAAAATCTAATTCAGTCACCAAAATCCTTGCAATTTTCGGATTTTCAGCTTTTAAATTCTCTATGACAAATTTAACCATTGCCTGTGTCAATTCTGCTGCACCGGGCTGATCACTATCTGAAGGATCTTCGGAACGGTTTGTTAGCGGCAAATCGTTCCTTTCCTGATCAACCATCTCCCGGCAACGATTAAACAACGTTTTAATTAAATCCTTTCTGTACGTATCTGGCTCAACAAATATTTCCTGTTCTTCTGCAAATCTGATGCCTTCCAGTAGTTCACCGTATGTCTTAGCATTCTGGCGTGCCAATTCAACTATTTCTCTGGCCATTTCATCTATATTGCCCTTACTTGTTTCGATTACTTCGCTAATCGTTTCGTATAGCTTTTCTTTATTTGTTTTATCCATACATCCTTCCTCCTCTTCTTAATGAACCACCATCATCTGAACCCCAACAATCGTTGCATTTCCCGATATTTCCGAATAAGAATCTTGCCATACATCATCAATGCTCATGCCCTTCGGATAACCGATCCTTTCACAAAAGACCCTTCCTTCCTGGTCTCCCTGCTGCCTGTAATAAACTTCCCAGATTTCTTTTGCCATACTTGCGCCTCCTTTTACGCCGCTGGGCCGTTGTCGTTGTTTTCAACTTGTCGTTTCGCCATGTTTTCAATCAAAAAAATATCTTCTACTGTCGCATTAAGTATTTCAGATATTTTTATTGCCACTGCTAACGACATCCTTCTGCTGCCATTTTCTAACTGACAGTAATAACTTTCTGATATTCCTAGTCTTTTGGACATATCTAATTGAGTTATATTGGCTTTTCTTCTTAACTCTCTAAGTTTTTCCATGAGTAACCCCCTCCTTCCTAAACTTTGCTTATCGCCATCTTTAACAACATAATACATTCAACTTTGCACAATGTCAATATCAAACTTTCTATTTCGCCAACTTTTTTTATTGCCATTAAAACTTTGCTATATGTAAGATATAATGAAGGTTAATAGAATGGAGGTTATTCAATGACCTTAGGTGAAAGATTAAAAAAAATGCGCAAAGAAAAAGAAGTTACGCAGAAAGAGCTAGCTGATATTTTTTCGTTGGGTGAATCTACAATTTCTTTTTATGAAAAAGGAACACGAAGGCCGGACTACGAAACCTTATCAAAGCTTGCCGACTATTTTGACGTGTCCACCGATTATCTCCTCGGAAGAACAGACGAACGAAAACCCGGTGCTGGTACAGGATGCAAAACCATCCCCATCATCGGCACAATCAAAGCCGGGATTCCGCTCCTGGCAGAAGATAATCACGTTGCAGATTTAGAACTGGGCGAACTCAAAGCAGATTTTGCTTTAAAGGTCGAGGGAGATTCCATGAGCTGGGCCGGGATCCACGCCGGTGATACTGCTCTATTAATAAAACAGAACGTCGCCAGTCATGGCGATATCGTCGCTGCCGGTGTAGAAGAAGAGACCTGGAACGCCACCTTAAAATATTACATACAGGAAAACGGCACGCTTCTTTTGCGTGCCGCCAATCCATCTTATGAAGATATCATTATTTCACCGGATCACCGGATCATTGGTAAAGTGGTCCACATCCTCAAGCAGCCACCAACAACCAGCGAATATTTAGCGCTGGCCACCGATAAAGAAGTGCGGGATCAAGCCTGGGAAAAAACCATTGAGCAAGCCGCCGGACTTGGCATGACACCGGATATGGTAAGAAATATGATGGTTTCCATGGCTACACTGGCTAAGAAAAATTTTAAGTAGTCATAAAATAACAATATAAATAAAAGAAGTTGTACTTTTTCGTTATTATGTTGCTCTCTATAGGAGGGATTCATTTTGAATGAACTAAAAAAAATTATAAGTGAATTTAAATCGCTTCCATATTTATTTATAGGGTCTGGTCTATCGAGAAGACATCTTGACACTGACGACTGGGAGGGTTTATTAAAAAGATTTGCAAATATGATTAACACAAAGAGTGATAGTGATAGCGATTATGCTTATGAAAAATATCATAGACAAGCAATTAATGAATTGAGAAAACAACCTGAACCTTATAATGATGATTCTTTTTTATTGCCCATGGTCGCAACTATGATCCAAGAAGATTTTGATAAGAAATGGTTTGAAGATCAGCAATTCTCAGAAAGCAGGATCACGCTGTCAAAATATGTAAAAAATGGCGTTTCACCTTTCAAAGCAGAAATTGCTGCTTTTTTGAAATTGCGTTCCGATGAAGCAAACTATAATTCTGATCACAATCATGAATTACAATCGCTGAAGAAAGCAGCTTCTCGTTCAATCAATGGAGTTATAACCACAAATTTTGACACTTTAATTGAAGATTTGTTTTCTGATTTAGAGTATGAAGTATACGAAGGCCAACAAAGTCTTATTTTTTCTCCACTAAATGGAATTAGAGATATTTTTAAAATTCATGGATGTTGTAAAAAACCAGATAGTATTACAATAAATCACAAAGATTATACCAATTTTATCAAACGAAACGCCTATCTTTCTGCAAAACTGATCACTTTTTTTGTTGAACATCCAATTATCTTTCTTGGTTATAGCATCACAGATAACAATATTATAAAAATCCTTGAATCTATCGTAGAGTGTCTTAACAGTGATAATATAAATGAGTTAAATAATCGTTTGATTTTTGTTCAACGGGGAGATGGAGATGGTCTTATTCACGTTAATAATATGATTAGACAATTCGGCAACAAAAACATTCAAATGAAACAAATCAAATTAGATGATTATTCTATCTTTTATGACGAGTTGTTAAACACTAAATCCAGATATAGCCCGAGGCTTTTAAGCCAACTAAAAAAGGATATTTTCGAAATGGTTGTTGCGAACAAGCCAAGCGGAAAGTTAATTGTTGCTGCCGATATCGATGATGAGCAAGATATCAATGATATTGATGTTGTAATTGGCGTGGGGATGAAGCAGTTTGCCAAACAAGGAGTAATAGGCATAAGCACCGAGGAAATATTTAAGGATATAATATGGAATAATCTTGATCTTGGATCATTCCCTGAAATGCTTGTGGACTTTGTAAACAAGGCACTCCCTAAACATTTAAGGGATGCTTCTGGAAGCCTGCCTTTTTATAAGTACATTAAAGACATGGATTATTCATCTTTGCCTCGCGATATAAGTAAGCATATTAAAGGTGACTTTGATAGCTTTTTAAATAGAAACCTTCTCGATAACAGAAAAAAAAGAGGTGATCAGTATTGTTCTGTGCAGGATGTTCTAGTAAAAAATGATGAGCTAGATAAACAATTAAAAGAACTCCCCCTGTTGACGGAAGACAAAATAAACGTTGATGAACTTGGTCATTTTCTTAAGGGTTCTTTTCCAAAAGATGAACTGTTACTTCAGGACCCAAAAGCGCCTCATGAAACAGATCTAAGAAGAATCATAAAAATATACGATTGGTTATTATATAAAAAATAAAGCCCACCCGGTGGCGCTCCACATGCATTATGCAGAACTTACACACCTAAGTCGGCTTTCTTAATTAATGAAATCATACCATAAATCGTACCTATCTGTCAAACTGATATTTGCCGCAATAACCTATAAGAAAAATTTTAAGTAGTCACATAATAACATCATAAATAAATACAAAAAAACAACCACCCAAAAGGATGGCTGTCATAAACAAGAACTCCACTTATGCCCCTTTGCCGGGTAACCGGCAAAATGTATCGGGTGAATTCACGGAAACACCTACAAGGTCAACCGTGAGCCAAGCCAGGGATAGCCTTCAACATTCCCTGGAAGGTGCAACGACCAGGTGGTGAGTAGGCTAACAATAAACCACCCACGAGCGCCCGACATCCTACCGGGATGATGAGATGGTCTGAACTTGCAGGCAACTGCAAGAACTGCAGGATAAAGAGCCTGCGGGATAACACATTGATAAACGACATACTAGATGCACCTGGAATCAAAACTGGTATGAATGAATTAACTGACAGCATGAAAGGCTTAGGCAGCATAATCAATGAAAGTAGAACTTCAATCAGTGAAGCCTTCGAAAACAGACCTTTCAAAGGAGATGATGCCTTCGGTAAACAAGTGGAGTTCCTGTTTTTATTATATCATTGTATTGCATGCCATGTGATTGTATAATATGATTATCACCAACTCATTAACGACAATCCTTGGCAGTACGTCTCCCACCATAAGGGATGTGCCGAACCCAAGGATTTTTTATATCTTACTTATGCGGGATCAAGCCTGGGAAAAAACCATTGAGCAAGCCGCCGGACTTGGCATGACACCGGATATGGTGAGAAACATGATGGTTTCCATGGCTACACTGGCTAAGAAAAATTTTAAGTAGTCATAAAATAACAATATAAATAAGTGTGCGAGAATAGTGCGAAGGAGATGATGCACAATGGCAAACCAAGGAATTAGAGTAATTGCAATGCCAGACGAATATACTATATATGTCAACAGTGGTTCAGAAAACAAGCTTCTCAAAAAAGGACATGTATTAATGGTAGTTGAAACTGGTTACGAACTTTTTGATACTGATGGCAAATCACTTGGCAATGCCATGCGTGTTAAAGAGGAAGTTGAAGTGGTTCAGGTCTATCCAAAATACTCAGTTTGCAGAAAAAGGGATCTTGATGCGTTATCTTTTAACAAACACTTTTCTCTTGATTCTAAATCGAGTTACAGTAAGTTGAATTTGAATAAGGATTCCATTCAACCTGCATTTTCTGGCGAGGTTTCACCTATTGAAATTGGAGATTTGGTCATTATAAAATAATTTTGGTGTCGATTGATTAATTTTTCCTGATAGGGTATAATATAGGTACAGGAGCCAGCATTATAGGCTGGCCAATGGTCGACTTGTCGACTAGCGAGAGACCTCATTTACCCAGTCGGGTAAGGGGGTCTTTTTCTGTGTCATCGGTTTATGACAAGCCATTCAAGTCCTTTGAGGAACAAATTGCATTGATGCAAAGCAGGGGCATTGCAGTAAAAAAAGATTCCCGCACCATTGAAATACTGAGTTCTATTTCTTACTATTCTCTTGTAAATGGCTATAAAAACACTTTTTTAAAAAGCCCCAATGTTGACATATTTATTGAAGGAACAACATTCGAAATGATCTATTACATTTATTTGTTAGACTCAGCGATAGCTGGCGTATTATTGAAATATATCTTAATTATAGAGCGGTCATTAAAAACTAAAATAGCTTATCACGTGTCAAAAAGTTACGGTGTTCATCATGATGATTATTTAGATCCAAGAAATTATACCACCAGATCAAAAACCAAAACAACCCAACTTTTAAATGCACTGGAAAAGAAATGCAACTCTCCTTATCGAAATACCACTTCATACCACTACCGTCATAATAAAAATCACGTGCCGCCATGGATTCTTGTTAACGATATTACTTTCAATCAAATAATTTCCTGGTATAAAGCCATGAACGCCAGTGATAAAGATTATGTGTGTCAAAACATGATTCCATACAGCGCATCTCCAATAACAATCGATAACAAAAAAGAATTTTTCATTAAAGCTGTGACCTTGCTTTTGGACTATCGAAACTCAATTGCTCATGGAAATAAGGTCTTCTCACCACACATAAAAAGTATATTGCCTAAAGATCCACTCTTCCTATTAATAAACGATGAAGCCGTACTTTCCGATAATGAGTTTAATAAAGGGCTAGGGCAAAAGGATCTTTATGCTGTGTTTGCTTCATTAATTCTATTAACAAATAATGTGGATCTATTGCGCTCCTTATTCTTGGATTTAACACATGTTTTCCGCGATTATTACGATGAAATGATCCTCAATAAAACTTATTTTGAATTGTTAGGATTGCCGGATGATATAATGGATCGGTTGCAAAAATTTTCCATTAGCAAAGCTTCTTTTTTAAAGGTTGAGTCAATAGATAAGAACCTATAAATAAATTTTCTTTTAAGTAGTCACATAATAACATTATAAATAAACCTATAGAAAAACAACCACCCAAAAGGATGGCTGTCATAAACAAGAACTCCACTTATGCCCCTTTGCCGGGCAACCGGCAAAATGCATCGGGTGAATTCACGGAAACACCTACAAGGTCAACCGTGAGCCAAGCCAGGGATAGCCTTCAACATTCCCTGGAAGGTGCAACGACCAGGTGGTGAGTAGGCTAACAATAAACCACCCACGAGCGCCCGGCATCCTACCGGGATGATGAGATGGTCTGAACTTGCAGGCAACTGCAAGAACTGCAGGATAAAGAGCCTGCGGGATAACACATTGAATATTGGCATAGCAGGATCACTCGCAATGAAACAGCATACCGTCAACAATGTATCAGTATTAAAGGGGCTGGATATTGGGCTAAGGCCTCATCAAAAAGCCCTTACTTCTCTGCCGTCCATAACCGGAAACGAGTGTACACAGTTAGGAGTGAAGGCCTTCGGTAAACAAGTGTTATTATATCATTGTATTGCATGCCATGGGCTTGTATAATATGATTGTAATCAACTCATTAACGACAATCCTTGGCAGTACGTCTCCCCACCATAAGGAATGAGCCGAACCTAAGGATTTCTTTATATTCTTTCATGGAGGTGTGCCTTATCGAAAGAACAGTTTATTTTTATAAGACTATCTATGAGATCCAACCAATGATTCTTAAATCAAGAGGAAGCTTTGGGAAAATACTCTTGGAATCTTTAAAAATTGAAAAAACATATGAAATCAACTCACGCGTCGTTATCGAAATTTTGAGTATTTCTGAACAAGAAGTGTTTGGAAACATTGGAAAATTGGGAGAGATTAGCAAAAGTAATTTAAGACGGTTTAGAAATAGGGAAAATCGAAACGAAAAAATTCGTCCTGAAGTGTTTCAGCAACTGTTAGAAGATTTTACATACTTTTATATAAACCACGATATTGGCAAAACCAGCATTCTTTCTAATAGTAGCGCACCAAAACTAGCATCGCACTTCAGGAGTCTTTTGATTGATGAACACTGCGAAATCAATGAGTTCAAATTAGTACCAATAAAGATAGATGATATCTCTGCGACATTGCGTAACTTCAAAAAACTATTTTCTGTCTCATACACTTATGCATTCTCAGGATACAACGATACACCACCAAAGCTTAAGGATATTTTCAGCTTTTCTCAAGGCGATCTAGAAAAAGTATCAGTGCACCTTGATATAGTTAAGGATTCCGCCAGCAGGGAATTACTTTTACAACTTGCTGACAACCCTGAGCTTGAATCAGAATTCAGTAATCTATTGTTAAAAGGAACATTAGAGGATAATCCGATAACACAGACAGTTGATCTAATTGAAAAAAGTTTAACAAAAAGAATAGCTATCGAACTTACCGACGATATGTACGAAAATGAAAATTTAATAAAAAAAGCTCTCAAGGATGAATTATTTCGAATTGCTTACCATGATAGAAATTCTATATAGGTAAATTGCTGATACAATAGCGCAGATTAGCCCACTTAAGAATGTGAATAAAAGCAGGTTTTTGTTCGGAATAAAAATGCCTATTAACAAAGTTGCAAAAAGAAACATTTCGCCAGTAAAAATACACCTAAAGATGATTTTTATGTAGCCAGACTTCTTAAGGTGCTGCACAAAATTTTTTTCATCAGGAAATGACAACATAATACTATGTACCGAGAAAAGAAAACCTGCTAAAACTCCAGAGACGTTAACGATATTAGAAATGTTATGGCTTGAAAGCTCAAACCTACCAGAAAGTAAGACAACTATGATTAAACAAGTTACCGGAATCAACACAAGAACATGACGCCTTCCAAAGTTATCAATATCTACTATAATATTATCAATACGCCGTGATAGTCTCATTGCACACCTCATTGTTCATTAAATATTTTGCGCACCTAATTAAATACTACTATTCCTCCCTTAGCATGTCAAAACAATCTTGTGTTATATTCGACCCATTGAAACTCTCTGTCATATTGGAAAAGACTTTAAAAATTCGTCTCGAGTTCGACAACAAAAAAACTATCATTCCTGCATAGAGCTTTCCCATTTACCAAACTGCGAGCCACGAGGAGATTCGCATCTCCCACTAGTAACTAAAATTTACCATGATTTGCACATTTTATCAATACAAACTCCGCTAATGATAAACATCTGGAATGTTTGTTTTCCAGACCACCGATGAATTTTTTGCTCTGGCCGCCGATAAAGAGCATCTGGATCAAAAAAATATGATGATAGCATTAACTTGATAAGTCTAACTAGAAAAAGACTACAGCAGTTTGTAAATCACAGACCAAAATATCTAACTTTCGAAAGGATGTTTAAAATGAGTGCTTTATTAGAACTTGTCCCAACTGTTCTCATGTTTTTTGTATTAGCTGTTGTCGCTACTTCAAATATTTGGAATAACAGCCTGTCATTCTGGTCCCTCTATAGACCCCACACTAGAGGCTTGTCACCGTTAATAATTTTTCTAACTCCATCCTTGCTTGCGTTTTGTATTATTTATAAATTCAATTACTCTGATATCCTTTTAAAACCATTTTATTTTTCATTTCTTACAATTCTGTTAGCTTTTCTCTTCGCAATTCTCAATGTAGTAACTATTACGCACAAAACAATGAAACGTTTTTTCTATTTTTCACTAAAAATGTCGGACAAGATAAAAATTTCTATTGTATGTTTGTCTGTTATTTGTTTAATTTCTCTTTCTTTCTTTACTACTTTACTAAATCTACAATTTATACAAGAGGTTTTATCAACCTCCAACGAGGACCAAAATAATTTATATTTCCATTTTGCATTATTCTATGCAGTGGTTACTACGTTACTAGTTTTGTATGTAATAGGTGCTGTTTTAGGAATCATAAAAATCATGAGCCTTCCTTTATGCCAAATAAAATGCACTTCGGCTCAAGATTCTTTTCCGCATTTATTTAAGAGAAATCTGATCGAAGCTTATGCTTTTGAAGTAGAAAAAGATTTCACTTTATTATTGCCAAAATCACTTGAACAGCCAATTCTAGTTCCAACAAATTCTATACAGCTCTTATTTTACAAAGAATAAAACTAGTGAACCTGATTAGTATTCATTAAACTCAGATGATGAGAGAAAAAAAATATGTTGCAATTTAGTTGAAGCTTGTAATTTTTATGATGAGCATTAGTTAATCTTTATAAAAAATTCTTAAATCATAATTTCAAAGCTTCCAACAGATTATGGTGTGTATTATCACGCGGTGCTCAATTGCTGCCTCGGCAGCTTTTTCTTTCACATTATTATCGAACATACATTTGCATATCGGGGTTTTACTTTGAGTATTGTTTTGTCGGTCGCTTATTTAGATCACGCAAATGATTACACATTTTCATCACTGACCAAGAAAGGAGAAACAAAATGAGATTGCCAAATGGATATGGAACAGTTTACAAATTAAGCGGAAATAGAAGACGGCCATGGATCGCCAGAAAAACAACAGGATGGACTGATGAAGGCGAACAGGTATGTCAGACCATCGGATATTATAAAACACGTCAGGAAGCACTTACAGCCCTTTCTGATTATAATAAAAACCCGTACTCCGTAGAAGCTTCCACTGTGACCTTTGAAGAATTATTCGAAAGGCTTAAAAACGAAAAATTTGATAAGATTTCGAGGAGTAATCAACTGGGGTATACTGCAGCATTTAAAAAGTCAGAAAAGCTGCATCAGATGAGATTTGTTGATGTTAAACACGCACATCTTCAGTCTGTTATTGATAATTGTGACAAGGGCTGGGGCACAAAGAAAAAAATTAAGGTTTTGTTTAACCAAATGTATGCTTATGCCCTTAAAAACGATATTGATGTCAGAGATTATTCAAAATTCGTTGATTTAGGAAGAAAGGATATCGGCAAAAAGAGAGAAGTATTTACAGGGAAAGAAATTAATTTACTGTGGGATCATGTTGAACGGATGGATTATATTGATGCGATACTTATTATGATTTATACTGGTATGCGACCTGGAGAGCTGATTACAATAAAAAATCAAGACATTAACCTGGAAGAACGATATCTTCGTGGTGGAATTAAAAATGAAAACAGCATGGACAGGGTGATTCCTCTAAACGAAAAAATTGTTCCCTTAATAGAGAAAAGAATGTCCTCTGAAAATGAATTCTTTATTGCCAACCACAAGGGAGAGCAGATGCGTTATTGGAATTTTTACGAGGAAAAATGGAAGAGAGTCATGGAGCAGCTGCAACTGAGTCATCGCCCTCATGATTGCCGGCACACCTTTGCCAGTCTGATGGATTCTGCCGGTGCAAACAAGGTTTGTATCAAAAGAATCATGGGCCATGCCAGTAAAGATATTACTGATAAGGTTTACACACATAAAGATATTCGAGAACTGATTATTGAAATTAATAAGATTTAG